GTTTTCTTGAAATTTCTTCGTCTTCAGCCAAGACAGAATATGCGAGTAAAAACAAGGGTGACGATAGAGTTAAAAGTATGAACTCATCTTTCCAGTCACTTTTTTGATTAGTAGCGACAGCATTTTGAAGCTCAATTTCACCTTTTGCAGCAAGTTCAGCTCGTCTGAGCTCAGCTTGGGATAAAGCCTCTTTAGTTTTTTGTCTATTCTCATAGATTTTTGCTCCCGTTTTTGCCGCTAATCCTAATAGATTCAACCACATGATTATATTTTTCTCTCCTACGTTCTCCAAAAAAGGGTAACATAAGTTTTAACACTTCTAAAGCCTTATCCCCCTTTACTTTCCAAACATGTGTGGGATTTGCGTTTTCTGTTCTTGGAGCTCTGTATGCTATATGCCCACAAGCAAAAAATTCCTGAAATTTACCGATGATATCGATATCTCTCATCTCAACTTGAACTACAACTTCTTTGTAATTATTTTTTTGACCTTTTGACCAATGTCCAAATGAACCTTCTCCGTCAAAAACTCCTGCTAAGTAAGCAAGTTTATTTTGAATTAATAATTTTGGTTCTTGATGTACTGGTTCTAATTCCTTGAGGGGATGGCCCTCTTTCAGGAGGGGGTCCTGATTTTTTACCACCGCTAAGCCCTTTTCTTTTTTGATTTTTTCTTTTTGTCGACACCTTTGATGGTTCCTTTGTTTTTAGATGCGTAGAAAACTTCTTCGGCTTTCTTTTTTCCATATTGTTTAGTCATGGACTTCATAATCTTTTTACCTTTTGCAGTAAGTGGCATTATTTTTCTCCTCTCATCGATTTATTAATGGCTTGGGCTTTTGCTAACTCAAGTTTTTCTCTTGCAACATCCATTCTTTCATCTGCTTGATCAGAATTTTCTTCAAGCTGTAACATTTTGAGTGCAAGTTCTGCCTCTTGTCTATCCATGTTGCCTTGTTCTTTCATTTTTGCTTCTTCTGCTTTTCTTTGCATGTCTAAAGCTCTTAGATCAATTTCTTGTTGTTTCAATCTGATTAAAGGATCTTGTTGTGCACCTTGTTGTGCAGATTCTGCTTGTTGTAACTCTTGAGTTAACTGTGCAACTCTTTGTGCAATCATTGGATCAATCTGTGCTTGGAAAGCTTGTGGATCTTGTTGTGCCATTTGTGCCATTTGTGGGTTTGCCATCATTTGAGCCATCACTTCATTCGTTGCTTTCATAGAAATGTGATCTGAAATGTGTGATTGAAGTAATGCATACACCTGAGGATTAATTTGAACCATTCTAGACATCATAAAAGCACTGTGTGCAGCAATATGAGCGTCATGATCTTGTTGCGGAAACGCTGTAAGAAGTTGCATCTTCAAAGATTCAGCATTTTCTCTTGCAGGATCCATTGGCATAGGTGGTTGAGGAGCTGGTTTCATCAAAGTATCGATTTGTTTTGTTCCAAGTGCTTCATAAACTCGTCTGTAAGCCTCATGAAGGTTGTGCATGTTAGGATTTGAGAGAGCAATTTGCAATTGTGTCTGTGCAAGAGTTACTCTTTGGCTCATTGACATGATATTTGGGTCTGCTGTCGGTAAAATATCGACTCTATCGTCAAAATCTAACGATTTTATCATTTTTGGACCACCATAAACGTCATAAGGGTACTCTGGGGGTAAAGAATCAGCAAAAATTGACGCTAAAATCTTAAATTCTTGTCTCATTGCGTAGTAACAACGCTTGTGAATAGCACTCATCACTCTAGAACCACGTTCTAACAGTGCAATTGTTGTTCCAACAGCTGCTTGTTGGTTACCTTCACCTACTTGCATGTCTGCAATAGCCGCAAATCTTTGTCCTGCTTGTACTACAAAGCCTAAAAGATTGTATAAAGTCGTGCTTGGCTCTTTGAATGGTAGTAATTGAAACTGATCTTTGATGTTTCCGCCTGGTGCATCGACATCTCTGAACTCTCCAGGTTGAATCGGTTGATCATCATCTCTAACTCTCATACCTCGTGACTTAAATCCAGCAGGTAAATTAGATAATGTTCCTGCATCAAGGAGTTGTCTTAGTGCTTCAGTAGCCGTTCTTGATAGACCACCGATCATATGCGTTAATCCAAAACCATAAAAACCTAAACCAGGTAAGAATTTATAATGAACAAAGTATTCTATTCTTTGATACTTCGGATCATCCACTCTGTAATTTCTGTAAATCGATAAAATTTGCCCTGTGTTTTCAATGACCGTTACAATGTATGGAACTTTAATATTTTTCTCACCATTATTATTTTCATAATCGGTTAAATCTAAATCAACATGCATTTCTAAAACATTGTATCCAAAGTTTTGAATGTCTTTTTTTAATCCTTCTAATTTATCTACTGCATCTTGAGTTTTATTTTGAGTCACTTGTGGCTCTAGTAATTCTATTTCACGATATAAACCTATCGCTTGTTTTTTCATGATTTCATTTTCTGTCATTTGAATGACATGAGTAATTCTTTCACAATCTTTTAAATCAGATGCGTAGTAGGGAACAACTAAATCTGTTGCAGGAATAAATTTGGATACAGGTCTTTCTAATAATTCATCATAATAAACTTTTTTAAATGTCGAACCTGATAAAGGTAAATAGAAAAGCATTTGGTCAACATCTGTTGAATACTCTTCCATCTTCTCCATCAACATATAGTTCATGTATTCTTTTACACGATCTGCTTGTTGTTCATTTTGTGGAGTCTTTAAACCAATCACATGAGTTTTAACTGGACCATCTGAAGGTAATAATTCTTTATAAGCTTGAGCTTGAAACTGTGTTACGGCTTCTGATAAAAGTGGATGTGTTACACCTGAAGCTCCTTTGAAAGGTCTATTTCTTACATTGTATTTAACACCTAATAAATCTAAACTTTGAACATAAGTATCTTCCCAATCTTTTCTTGATTGTTTATCTCTTTGATACTCATCAATCAAATCACTAGCTAATCGATCTAGAACATTCTCAGACATATCCTCTGCAAGGTTTGCAGCAAAATTATCTACTGGAGCTTCTACTTCTTCAACTGAATCTTCAGTTTCAACTTCTACATCTTCTTCAAGACCACCAGGTTCTTGTTCAACCTGTATCTCTTCGTCTAGTTCTTCGGTATTGTTTTGATTTTCAATAATTGCCATTTGTATATCCTACTATAAAGATTTAAATATATCCACCGCTAATCCGCCTGTGCTGTAACTTTGAACAGGTCCTTTCATTGATGGTGTCACTTTAATCGCAAACGCATCAAAATACAAGTTTGGATCACTTGGATCTACTTTTGTTAAAGTGCCTCCTGTTTTATCTACAGAGTACGCTGCTGTATGTTCAAATTTAGCTTTAGCTGCAGCTTTTTCATATGCGTTTGCCTTCTCATCAACAGAATCTGCTTTTCTAATTTCTTTATAAGGTTTTTTAGGATCAGAAAAGGCAACTTTAATTGTTCTTGCATCGGTTCCGTGAAATTTTGCATTTTGTTTCATCAGTTTTGGCATGATCGCTTGTATCTTTGGATTTTGAGGATCTTTACCATAAGCATTTCCATAGAACAAGGAGTTTCCTTCTCGGCCTACGGTTTCACTTCTTTGCGTTAATCTATTATATTTTTGAGTGCCATCTCTAATCGAAACTCTTTCATATGGAGCAATCGCAACATAATCATATCCTTCATCTGCTGCACGTTTTAAATGCATTCGCAGTGCATGATTACCATATGAACTTGATTGAAGAAATGGATAATATTGTCTTTCAGGTATACCCGGAGCCGCACCTGATTGATCTCTTAGTGCATTCGCCATCTGATCTCTTCTGGTTTCTGAAAACTTTCCGATGTTACGATTAATTTCTTTAAGTTGTGAAAAGATCGTATTGGCTTTTGGATCACCCGGTGTTAACTGATCTAATTCTCTTACAAGTTTTTTTCTTGCATCTTCATAAAAAGCAGTGGTCACATCTTCCATATAAGGATTACGTCTAAAGGTTTCTGCGTTACCTTCAAAGCCTGTCATTTTAGCTCGACGAATAAGCTTTGCCATTTTTTGATTGGCATCGGATTGTACATCATGAATAAATAAAACTTTTTTACCATCTTGAGTATAACGCGTATCAAATCTTGAAAAGTACAACATATTTTTTTCTTCTCCATAATGTCCAAATCCTTTTAAAGGATTATCGTTTCTTGCAATGGGTCCAGGATATTTAACTACGATCTCTCTGTAATTTTCTCCACCTGCTAACGTATAAGTGCTTTGATCCTGGTATTTAACTTTCGGAGTTTTAGGATTTTCAATTTCTTTTACCGCATCATCCATCTTACCAATCAACTGATTGATTCTAATTTTAGCATTAGGAGTTACTTCATTTCTAAGGATAACTAAATTTCTTCTTGCTTCATCAACTTCGTATCTAAAGTCTCTCGCACCCATCTCCTCTCCTTCTCTAAAAATCTGATTTAAATTTTTCTTTGCTTGAGCTAAATAACCTCTTGCATCTTCTCCAGCAGAACTTTTAAAAAGAATTTGTTTATTGGTAAAGTCTGCAATTTCATCTTGCATATTTTTCATGACTTTGATGTGAGGCTGACTCACAAATGTTTTAACTTCTAATTTGTTCACAGGATTGTTTTTAATAATATCGAGAACTTGTTTCGTATCGAGTTTCACTCCTGTTTGTTTTGCAGCATGAAGTAATCCAGAAGTTAGATTTCCATATTTATCAAATCCAGCAAGTCCTGTATCAAAGAGTTCTTCTAAAGAAACTCGCCCTGCATTGTTACCTGGAAATAATTGATTATAAAGATTTCCCCCTTCATAATTTTTACCATAATCAAAATTTCTTCCATTAATGGTTTTAACATCAAACTCCATTCCTGATAATGGGCTTTTAACTTTTTTCGTGCTTCGTGTTAAAAAATGATCTAGCCATTCATCTGCTGTGAATTGACCTTTACCTTTTGCCGTTGCCCAATCATAAAGTTGTGAACCGAACATCGGACGATTACCAATCTCACCCATGTTAAGGGGACCTTGATAAGGATTATCCGAT